TTACTCTTAACCGCACATTCGATGAGCTAGAAGTAACTGCAATGGGTGACACAGCACACAAGTTCGTTAAGGGCTTGGAAGCATCATCTGTAACTATTGACTTCCTAAATGACACAGCAGCATCGAATGTATTGGCAACACTACAGGCAGCATGGGGTACAACAGTCACATGTGTATTCCTACAGGATAAGGGAACAGCAGTCTCAGCGACTAACCCTCTTTACACTGTTTCATTGCTAGTCAATAACACAACAGACATCAATGGTGCTGTTGGCGATATTGGTACACAGTCAATCACATTTACTGCTAACTCAACAGTTGCAGTCGCCACATCAGGCACATTCTAAACAAACTATAAAGGGGCAAACTCATGGCAAAACTAAAGATCGTTCGTACAGATGGAAGCGTATTGGAAGGCGAGATCACTCCAGCAGTGGAGTACTCATTCGAGCAATACGCTAAAAAGGGCTTCCATAAGGCGTTCCGCGATGAAGAAAAGCAGAGTGATGTCTATTGGTTAGCATGGGAAGTAACACGCAGGTCAGGTGAAACTGTTAAGCCTTTCGGGATTGAGTTTATCGAGACACTTAAGAGTGTTGAGGTATTAGACTCAGACCCTTTAGCTTAAAGCGCGATCTTCCGTTCACCTATCTAATCGCTAGGCTAAGCATTAGGTTGGGAATCGCGCCACAGCACTTATTAGAATTAGATAAGACCATGCTAGATGCTCTAGTTCAAGGTCTCAAAGATGAAGCAAAGGAGTCCAGCGATGCCAGCAAGCGTAAAGGGCGGCGTTGAACTCCGTAAGGCTCTTCGAGAGTTCACTCCAGATTTAGCAAAAGAAACTCAAAAAGAATTAGGTAAAATCCTTAAGCCAATAACTGCTAAAGCTAGAGGATTTATCCCTTCTACTGCTCCTTTAAGCGGTTGGGCTGACAGTAATCAAAAGGGTTCTTGGTCTAATAGAGTTTGGTCATCAGCTGATGCCAAGCGTGGCATTGGTTACAAAACAACTCCTTCTAAGCCAAATCGTTCTGGTTTTAGATCATTGGTAAGAATCCAAAACGCTTCTGTATCAGGTGCAATTTATGAAACTGCTGGTCGTAAGAATCCACAAGGCAGACCACAAGCCAAGATGCGTGAAGTAGTCATTCCTACACGCAGACTCGATACAGGTGTAGGCGAAGAACGCTACATGACTAGCACTGGCAAAGGCTATGGCAAAAGCAATAACCCTTACGCAGGGCAACAGTTTATCGATGCACTTGGTGGTCAGATTACTAACGCCTATGTCCGTAAAGAAGGTGCAGTCGGTCGTTCAAGCCAAAAGATGAAGGGTCGAGCAATCTTCAGGGCTTTTGCAGAAGATCAAGGCAGAACCACAGCAGCAGTAATTAAAGCAATAGAAAACTCTAAAACTAATTTTGAGAAAGTTGTCGCTAAAGGTAGTGGCAGCGGATTGTCAGTAGGGGGTCGATAATGGCAGCCGATGTAAAGATTGACATAGCCGCAGAGTTCACTGGCAAAAAGGCATTTAAGCAAGCAGACACAGCAACCCAGAAACTTACTAGCAATGTTAAAAAGTTAGCAGGTGCAGTAGGTCTTGCCTATGGCACTTCTGCAATCATCGCTTATGGCAAGGCTTCCGTAAAAGCCTTTGCAGCAGATGAAGCAGCAGCCAGACGATTAACAACAGCTGTAGAAAACTTAGGCATTGGCTTTGCTAATCCTCAAATTGCAGATTACATTGCCAATCTAGAAAAGTCGGCAGCTGTTGCAGACGATGTGCTTCGTCCAGCGTTTCAGGGTTTATTAACCACAACTGGATCATTAGTTCAATCTCAGAAACTTCTAAATGATGCAATCACAATTAGTCGCGCATCAGGTGTGGATCTGGCTACTGTTACTGAGGATCTTGGTAAAGGTTATGTGGGTATTACCCGAGGACTTATCAAATACAATACTGGGCTTACTAGAGCAGAGCTTACATCGAAGTCATTTAATGAAATCCTTGGGGTAATCTTAAAGCGTTCAGCAGGCGCAGCCGAGGATTATCTCGGCACAACTGCTTACAAGTTTGATGTTTTAAGCGTTGCTTCATCTAACGCAGCAGAGATCATCGGCGGTGGGTTAGTCGATGCTTTTGCTCTTGTCGGTGGAGGTACAGATGCCAATGATGCAGCATATGTAATTGAAGGCATAGCAACAGCTCTCGCTAATGTTTCGCGCCAAGCAGGTCGCACTATTGGAGTTATTCCGACTTTAATCCAGAATCTAAAAAACTTACCAAGAAACATCTTTCAAGGTTTTGCGGGTGCTCAACTTGGCAGAAATGTTGTTATTCCTCAAAAACAGGAAGAAGTCAAGCTCACGCTGACTCAAAGAAAACAAGAAGAATTGATGGCTAAACTTGAAAAAGATGCACTCAAGCGTGAGAAAGAAAGACTGGCTCTTCTTAACAAGCAAAACACAGCTAAGAAGTTACAAGGTGTTATAGACAAAGCTAACCTTGCATTAGGTAAGGGTGCAGATGTTTTTGATATGGATAAGATCCAGATTGCAGCAGCTCTAACATCTCAAGCAGAGGCGTTAGGAAAGGCAACCAGCGATACACAACGCTTGCAGATTGCCAATGACACAGCTCGTCTTAATGTTAAGCAGTCAATCCTTGCGTTAGAAGATGCTATTGCTGCTAAGGATGAAGCAGCCATCATTGCTGCAACGGCTAAACTCAATGCAGATCTTAAAGTGCTTGGCGCATTAGGTATGCAGAACATCAAACTTCAGGACATCAAGTCAATTCTTGACAGTCTAAAGCCAAAGGATCTAATCAATCTGACAAACCTAGAAAACGCGTTGCGCTTGCTTCGTGAGATCAATCTTGCTTCTAAGGGATCAATTCCGACAAGTGCAAGCTTAGGCTCTGGAATCCCAGCAGGTGATTACATTGCACCTATTTCAACAGTAGGTGGATCAATCGAAGCGATTCTAGAATACGCGGATGCAGCAGCAGCTCGCGCTAACGCCTTCGCAGATTTACTGGACATGGAGAACGCATCGGCTGCAAGTCAGATGGCTTCTACCATTGATTTAGAAAGCATTGCTCGATCATCACTATTGCAGGGTCTGGCAGGTGGAGCAGGTGTGTCAGGTGCGGTAAGCGGTTCACGCTATGCAGCACAGGCTGCTAATGCTTACAACATCACAATTCAGGCTGGCATCGGTGATCCAGAGGCTATCGCTAGAGCTGTAGAAGATGTGATCCGTCAGTCATATCAGCGAGGCACTAGCTCTACAGGACTTCTAGCCGTATGACATGGCTCCCAGAGTGGCGCATAACAGTCGGCACTAATGTTTATACCAATGTAACTGGGGTAAGTGTTACTACAGGGCGAATTGATATCGATCGCCAATGTCAAGCGGGTTATGCTCGCATGGACATTATTAACTCAACCAATGCCCTGTTCGACATCGATGTTACAGATTCCCTGACTTTAGAGCTTAAAGATAGCGGTGGCACTTATGTGCCTGTATTCGGTGGAACAGTCTCAGACTTTACGACATCAGTCAGAAGCCCAGAAGAAGTAGGCTTTATTACTATTGGAACAATCCTTGCAGTCGGTGCTTTGGCTAAATTGCCTAAAGCAATCTACACGGATTCTGTAGCTCATGACCTTGATGGAGAACAAATCCGCATTATTCTTTCAGAGCTTTTAGTCAATGAGTGGATTGAAGTAGCACCTGCCTTGCAATGGCAAGATTACGATCCAACTACCACATGGGCTAATGCTGAGAATGTGGGCTTGGGTGAGATTGATGCTGGGCTTTACGAGATGGATAACCTCAGCGCAGCAGATCGCAACACACAGACCTTAGTCCAGCAGATAGCAGACAGCGCACTCGGAACGCTATACGAGGACAAGCAAGGTCGCATAGCCTATGCAGATGCGGATCATAGAAGCAATTACTTAGCATCGAATGGCTCAACCCAGTTAGACGGCAACTATGCTTCTCCTGCCAGCGTTAAGTCAATCCTACAGATCGGCAAGATTCGCAACAGCGAGATCGTGCGCTATGGCAATGACTACGGCTCAACTTACTCAGCCACGGACGATGCTTCTATCACGACCTATGGTCGCTATCAAAGAACATTTGATTCTAACATCCGCTTTCTGGCAGACATCGAGGACATCATCGAGCGCGATCTAGCCCTGCGCTCAGTTCCTAGAACACAGCTCGACCAGATTACTTTTAGACTTGACAATCCTCTTATGCCTAACGCCCTTAGAGATGACCTAATTAACCTATTCTTTGGCGAGCCAGTAGTAATTACTAACCTACCCTTTAACATGTTCGAGGGGTACTTCTCAGGCTTTGTAGAGGGCATCTCAATGAGAGCAACTCCAACATTCGTGGATGCGACTATCTATGTCTCACCTACAGACTTCTCACTTATAGCCCCGACATGGGCAACAGTACTTCCAACTAACACCATCTGGAGTGGCGTAAATGGTACACTACAGTGGTCTAAAGCGATCGGAGCTCTAACCTAATGGCAACTACAACCCCTAATTTTGGTTGGGCAGTACCAACCAGTACTGACCTAGTCAAGGATGGCGCAGTAGCCATTGAGACTCTAGGCGATTCTATCGATGCTTCTTTGGTCGATCTCAAGGGTGGCACTACTGGTCAAGTTTTGAAGAAGAACTCAAATACAGACATGGACTTTATTTGGGGTGCAGATAGTGCTGGCATGACCAATCCAATGACTACCACTGGCGACACGATTTATTCATCAAGTGGATCAACACCTGCTCGCTTGGGTATCGGATCAAATGGTCAAGTGCTCACAGTAGCGTCTGGAATCCCTAGCTGGGCAACTCCCGCGGGCGGTAGTGGTAAGACATGGACTCTCATTAATACAGGCGGTACATCACTTAGCGGATCATCATCTGTCACAGTTAGCGGCATTTCAGGCAAAGAAGATTTATTGATTTTAGTTTATTACGCACCAATTACAAATGCTTCTTCTGAAATGCAAGTTAGATTTAATGGAGATACTGGTTCTAACTATACTTCCTATTATAATACAATTACTGCCTCCAGCAGTTACAGCGTTGATTCATACAATGCAGAAGTAAATCAAAATGCTAACTACATTACCATTGGAAAAACATCAAATAACAATACATCTGAAATTTGTGCTGGAATGACAGTTAGTGGTTGCAAAAGCACAGGAATAAAGAACTTTTGGTTCAATGGCGGTGGATCAGCTAAAACTGGAACTGGTCATGTACAAAGAGTCGGACAGGGTATTTATTCCGCTTCAGCTGCAATTACAAGTGTAAATGTTAGTGCTGGCAGTAATTTCACTGGTGGTACCCTATATGTTTATGGAGCATAGTTATGAAAATCATTGAAAGAACATTTGATGCAACAACTGGCGAAACAACTGACATCGAGCGCGATGAAACTGCACAGGAAATTGAATTGAGATTGAAGTATGAAGCAGATATTGCTGCGGCAGCAGCAGAAGCAGAAGCAGAAGCAATCGCTAAAGCTGATATCTTGAACAAATTAGGCATTACAGAAGATGAAGCGAAACTATTACTTGGATGAAGTACAAACTCTCTAAAGCTGCTTCCCAGTTAAGAGAGCAGATTGATGACTCGTTCCCAGATCGTGACCGCACATCGGATGGTTGGATCGGTGATACCCGACACGCTGCTCGCAAGTCAGATCATAATCCTGATGAGCAGGGCTGGGTTCGTGCCATTGATGTGGACAAAGACTTATTCAAGGGTGGCAAGCCAGACATCATGGGAGATCTTGCTGATCAGCTTCGTACCTTGTCCAAGTCAAAAGCAGACAGGCGTATTAGTTACATCATTTACGATGGACAAATCTGTTCCAGCATCCTTAACTGGAAGTGGCGCAAATACACAGGGGCTAACAAACACACTAAGCACATGCATGTTAGCTTTAAGAAAGAAGCTGACAATGATGGGGCTTTTTTTCAAGTATCTATGTTAGGTGGAAAATAATGAATGAACTAAAGACAGCAGCAGGCTCATGGGCTAGAGCATTCCTAGTAGCAGTAATCTCAATGGCAGCAGCTGGGGTCACAGATCCTAAGGCTCTTATTGCAGCAGGTGTTGCTTCAATTCTTCCACCTGTACTGCGCTACCTATCGCCTAATGATCCTTCTATGGGAATTAAGAAGTGACACAGTCAGACTTTTTTACCCTTTACCTTGCCACCATTGCAGCACTCGGTGGCTTGTCTGGCTATGTAATTACCCACCTGTTGTCTGAGATCAAAAGACTCAACTCGCGTGTCGATGAGATCTATAACATCTTGCTTGACAGGTAACATAGTGCTATGGCAAGAAAAGCAACTAAGGCACTAGAGGAACAAGGCTACTCAAAGCTTGATGCTTATTGCATTGGGCTTTATGAATACTTCTGCTCGCTTAAAAGAGCAGGTTTCGCAGAGGACATCGCCATGTTCATGATCACAGAGCCACAGGCTTATCCGCATTGGATCTTGCCCGATGGCATACCGCCAGAGAAGTTAGGCGATTACATAGATGAGGATGACGATTAAGCGAATCGTAGTCGTGTCAGATCTTCAAGTACCATATGAAGATAAGGTAGCAACTCGTAATCTTGCTAGTTTCATCAAGAAGTTTAAGCCTGATCAAGTAGTAACCATAGGCGATGAGATTGACCTACCCCAGATAAGCAAGTGGGAAGAAGGGCGCATGGGCTCATACGCACAAACGCTCGATGATGACCGCAATCAAGCTGTGGACTTGCTGTGGGAGTTAGGCGTAACAGATTGCATTCGTAGCAATCACACGGATCGCCTCTATAACATCATCATGGCTAAAGTCCCAGCATTCGGGGCATTGCCAGAGCTGCGCTTTGAGAAGTTTATGCGCTTCGATGAGTTAGGTATAACCTTTCATAAGAACCCAATGCCTATTGCACCTAATTGGATTGCAGTACATGGAGACCATACACCCATCAAGCCACAGGGGGGTTTATCAGCCCTTGAAGCAGCCCGTAGGCATGGCAAGAATGTCATCTCAGGTCATACTCACAGGGCAGGGCGTTCAGCCTTCTCAGAGGCTTCTGGGGGTCGTATAGGGCGTGTCCTGCATGGTGTTGAGGTAGGCAATCTCATGGACTTTAAGCAAGCTGCTTACACTAAGGGTGTGGCTAACTGGCAACAGGCATTCGCTATCATCTATGTGAACAAGGCTAAGGTGCAGGTTGATCTTATCCACATTGAGAAGGACGGCACATTCATTGTGTCTGGAAAGTCCTACGGCAGACCACGCTAGCCCCTGGTTTTTTCGTTATCTAATCGTTACACAAATAAGCGCATTTTTGTCGTGTCGCTGTGTCACACTAATCCTGTCAGCAATCAAGGGCATTGCTGCGGATAGGAAAGTAAATGCAAACTATGGAAAGAGTTGAAATAGTTTATTGCGATCTTTGCGACAAAGCTACTTACATTTCAGCAATGATCTATCACGCACAGAATCCATGCAGTAATTATCGATCAGGGTATGACTGCATGTGCCTAGAATCAGATGATTGGCAATGCCGATGCGAGGTGTCAGCATGAGCTTTGAGATGCCAATGATTGTACTGCTTTTAGCAGCCAATGCTTTATGGTACTTGGTCGGCTGGGCTAAGGGTTTTAACGAAGGCAAGCGCGAGGGTCTAATCGTTGCTAAGTCATTTCAGCGAGTGAGAACAGATGCGCGCTAATGAAATCTTACTCACCGCCACCGACACGATCCGTGATCGTGGGCTGTCATATGGTCACCCTGCGGATAACTTGCAACACACAGCAATGCTGCTCTCAGCATACCTACAAACACCAATACACGACTATCAGGTGGCAGGGATCATGGTCTTGGTTAAACTTGCACGGACTAATC